GGTGCAGTAACTGTTGTTTCTGATGTAATATCTAATGTCTGATTGACAAAGAATATCTTACTTAATGGATTTGTAGTAGTATTGCTGAGTGCAGTACCGAGACCAGATACACCTGTTAATTGTGATCCTTCTCCGACAAACTTGGTTGCTGTGATAACACCAGCAGTGCCATCCATCGTGATGGCAATACCCACTTGCAGAGTTGCTTGTGGGTCGGTGGTGCCAATACCGATCCTCTGATCTGCATTATCTACTTGTAATATAGCACCAGCAGTACCAATACCACTAGTAAAATCAGCAAGAGTTGTAGCTTGGGTGACTGCCATTATACCAAGTCGTTTCTAGTTATTTATGAATTCGCACCAACCAGTAAAAATATATTTTGTTTGCGTTTTACTTACAAGACCTTGATGTCTATGTGTAAAAATAGCAGGCCAAAGATAAACATCTCCTTGTCTTGGTTTTAATTTTCTTTTTTGATTTGGAAAATATGTCTCTCCACCATCATTTACATCATTAAGATAAATCATCCATGCTAAAAATCTCAAAGGATAACTTCCACCACTATTTTCGCAGTGGAGTTTATGATATGCCTGACCAGGATTATATCTCTGCATGTTAAATTCGTCAGAGATTCTAAACCCATGATCACCAAGTTGATATTTTTCAACAAATTTATTAATTGAACGACGCAATATTCTTGATGTTTGATCAGTAATTAGATTATGTTGACTGAAAGATAAATCCATCTGAGTGCAATCTTTCATGGAAGGTATGACTTTTCTGTCAGCACCTATCACTCCAGAATGATGTTCGTTTTGATTATCTTCAAAGATCTCTATAATCTTTTCACAGATAGTCGAATCAAGTTTGGCATTATGTTGAAAAATAAAATCTTCTTTTTTGAAAAACATGACAGAAAAATAATGTATTATTAATTATGAAGGATAATACGCGATGAGAACGATACCGGATCCACCAGCACCACCACCGACACCACCGCCTCCACCACCTCCGGTGTTTGCGGTTCCAGCACCACCAGAACCGGAGGTTCCGCCTGCACCACCACCACCTGCTACAGGTCCAGGTCCAGGACCAGATGAGAATACACCACCACCTCCACCACCGGCAAAGTAGAAATTACCATCTGCGGGTCCAGATGTTCCAAGAGGATTGCTTGGATCCCAGAATGTATTTGGTGCCTGAACACCAACACCACCAATTCCACCACCATTAGGAATACTATTAGCACCAGGTGATCCGGCACCACCGCCGCCACCACCAGTTCTTTGTCCAGGTGTAGTATCACCAGCACCACCAGGACAACCTTCACGAATTGTATATGGATGCGGTGCAGGAATAGCACCAATAACAGGAGAAGGTGTTAATGGATTATATCCACGTCCACGAGCAGTGCCGGATTCTCCTGATCCACCGCCGCCTGAACCACCATTTGCACCAACTGAGGGACTAGTTGCACCACCTCCACCACCGCCACCATGAGCAGTAATAGTTGAAAATACTGAATTGCTTCCGTTATTTCCTCCTCCTGTCGTCCCCTTCGCTGCACCACCTGCGCCGACAGTAACTGTATATGGTCCAGGTGATACGGCAAGTAGTCCTGAACGAACACCACCGGCACCACCGCCACCTCCATCACCCTCGGTGTCATAACCACCCGAACCACCACCAGCAACAACAAAGTATTCTACAGTTCCAGATCCACTATCTACTACGAATGTAGATGAACCTGTGGTTGTATACTTGTGAATTTTCTTACCATTATATGTGTAATTAGAATCTCCACCAGTTGCTGAAAGTGTTTGGTTATTGATTCTAGATCTAATGATCACAATACCATCACCACCATCACCACCTTTACAGTTCTGACTGACAGGATCATCCATTCCATTTCCAGCACCTCCACCACCTCTTCCATCAACTCCAGGTGCTGTACCATCAACAGTACTACCTGGCCATGGTCCAGGCATCGAAGTTGCTACGGAAGTTCTATGATTTTCATAATATTTAAACTGTCTATTTTGCGTGCATC